AGCAAGACCCTTGTGGTCACGACAGACAAACTAAGTGCGCTCGCCGCGACAACTTCCGCCGAACTCGCCGGAGTCATCAGCGACGAGACCGGCACGGGTGCGCTGGTGTTTGCCAACAGCCCGACGTTGGTAACGCCTGCGCTCGGAACTCCTGCTTCGGGCACAGTCACGAATCTGACGGGAACCGCGAGCATCAACATCAACGGCACGGTGGGGGCAACTACCCCGAGCACTGTGGCCGCGACAACGCTATCCGTTTCAGGCGCGTCCACGTTCACGAACTCTGCGCCGAGCGCAATCGGCGGTCTCGGATTCCGCAATCGCATCATCAACGGCGACATGCGGATTGATCAGCGGAACGAGGGGGCGGCAGCATCTTCTGGGTCTTTTATTGTTGATCGCTTCCCTTGGTTTAAGGGGACTTCAGGCGCGACTGTAACCGCGCAACGATCATCGACGGCGCCCACAGGCTTTGTAAACAGCCTTGTTTTTACGGTCAGCACGGGATCTTCGCCCGCAGCTGCGGACATCAACGCTTTGTGGCAAATGGTTGAAGGCACCAGTATGGCTGATTTTGGCTGGGGTTCCGCAGGTGCGCTTACAGTCACAATGTCTTTTTGGGTCAGAGGCAGTGTAACCGGCACCTATTCAGTGTCATTTAGGAACAATGCCTCTGACAAATTCTATCTTGCTACCTATACTGTAAACACCGCAGATACTTGGGAACGTAAAACTATTACTATTCCCGGGGAAACTTCCGGTACATGGTTGACGACAAACGGGATTGGAATGCAGATAGTTTGGGATATTGGTTACGGCTCGGACTTCAACGGAACGGCGGGCTCTTGGGGTTCATCAGTAATTCGTAGAACGTCGGGCTCCGTTCAGTTGGTCGCAAATACTGGAGCTACGCTGTACGTCACCGGCGTCCAGCTCGAAGTCGGCAACGCCGCGACCGAGTTCGAGCGCAGGTCGTACAGTCAGGAACTTGAAATGTGTTTCCGGTACTTCCGACGCTACGCCTCGGACGCATCGAATCATTGTCTGCTGCCCGGTTACGGTCTTGCGAACGCAACGACTGGCGGATACGGACCCGTGCAGCTTACTCCGGTCATGCGAGACAACCCGACGCTATCGGTCTCGGCGGCCGCCGATCTTTCAGTCGATACCTCGGGTACGGCTGCGGCCATGAGCGCGGTGTCCATCTACGGCGGCTACACGACAAAGAATTCGGTGCTCCTTAATTTCACGGTAGCCTCGGGTCTGGTCAGCGGTCAGGCGTACATGTTCCGGGTCAATTCGGGCACAGGCAAACACGCTTCGTTCTCCGCAGAAGTCTAACCCATGTCCGACACCAACTGGCGATCCTACTACGGCGACAAGCCGGACACGTCGGACTTCGTGAACCCGCCGAATCCGCAGGACTACGATGACATCATGAAGTTTAGCGACTGCACAAACGTGCTTGTTACAGGCAAGGAAGTTGCCGCTGGCACAGAGAACTGCGTCGATGCGGTTCGCGGGTCGAACTACGAGTGGCGGGCGTGCTCGCTAGCGTCAGGCGCACGCGTGTCTTCCGTGACGATCAAGGGGGCTATCGACGGCTGGCGATTCATTGGCTGCACCATTGGACGCGGGAAACAGACCGACATCGAGCTGGGTCAGTTCGACAACTATTGGACGCCGGGGCGCAAGCCTACCCGCAACGGGCTGATCAAGGCATGCGTGTCGGAGGACGGCTCACCCATCCGCGTGACCTGCTGGAATGCGGACAAGCCGGAGGTTATCGCAAGCAACGTCAAGATTCGGCAAATCCCGTGGATCATTTGGTTCCCCTACTTCTGCTGGCGTTATTTGATAACGCGCAAGGGTTGATATGCTTAGCTTCCTTTCATCTGCATTAGGCGGCACGATTCTTGGAAAGGTGCTGAGCTTTGGGGACAAGTGGTTTGAGAGCTACACGCACCGCAAGAACACCGAAGTGGACATTCTGAAGGCGAAGGCGTTGTCAGAGCTAAAGATCAAGGAGGAGGAGCTAAAGGCGTTTACGACTTCACAGCAGTCGGCCAACGAGGATTCCGTAGGCATCCCGGCGCAGGCAGCACCTTGGGCGGCAAATCTTGCCGTGGTTGTTGATTCGTTCCGCCGGTTTACGCGCCCAGCTCTAACATGGGCACTTGCTGTCGTCATTTCGCTTCTCGCGTTTCGTGGTAATCTGGACCCCGTGACCCGCGCCGCCCTGGTGTCCGATTTGGTGTTTACCGCTGCGACTGCGCTCACATGGTGGTTTGGATCACGGCCTAAGACCGTTTCTACCAAATGAACGACAATTTACAGCCAATGAAAATCTTTGCCGCTAATTTGTTTAGCTGGTCTACGACGCTTGCCAGTATGCAGATGGTTACGGATGTACTGCACATCTTCGCGCTTGTAGCGTCTTTGGCGGTTAGCGTGGTCTCCTGCTGGTGGATTATCAAGCAGGCCAACAACTTGGACAGGATTCGGCAGAAGGAAAGCAAGGAACAGGAAGAAGACGCCAATTTGTAAGGAACCAACATTGAGCCCTAAACCCGCCCGTTGCCCTTTAAACGCCCATTAAAGCCCTTTTAAGAGGTTTTCTCCTCAAACCGCTACCATGCCCCTAAACCCCCGCAAATTGCCCTGTAATAGCCCCAGACGGGACGTTAAAGGTGGCAAGAAGTTTGTGGTGAAGGGTTGCCAAGGGGGTCAGGAGCGCGTCGTTCGGTTTGGTGATGCTAACATGACCATCAAGAAATCAATCCCTGCCCGCAAGAAAAGTTACTGCGCTAGATCTGGTGGGATTAAGGGAACAAGCAACAAACTTAGCGCAAACTACTGGAGCCGAAAGGCTTGGAACTGTTAATATGAAATACGGTAAAACTGAAGGCAAGGGAAACTACAAGTCTGCTAAGCAGAAGATGCGCTACGAGAATGGCGGCAAGCGCAAGAAGTGCAAGTGAAACGCTCTACCGTCAACTCGGCGGGCGTTTACACGAAGCCTACCATGCGTAAGCGGCTGTTCCAAGCCGTCAAGTCTGGATCAAAGGGCGGTCGCCCAGGCCAATGGTCGGGGCGCAAGGCACAGCTCCTAGCCATGAAGTACAAGAAGGCTGGCGGGGGCTACACTACGTCCAAATGAAACCCCAACAGCGTCTAAATGAAACCCCAACAGCGTAGCCTACGAGACTGGTCTAGGCAGGCATGGCGTACCAACTCGGGCAAACCCAGCCTCAAAACTGGCGAACGCTACCTTCCAGACGCGGCGTGGAAGTCCATGACTGCCGCTGAAAAAAGCGCAACCAACCGCGCCAAGCGCAAGGGGACAAAGGCTGGTAAGCAGTTTGTTCCGCAGCCTAAAGCCATTGCCAAGAAAACAGCGAGGTATCGGTAATCTGCCACGGTGAAGCTAATTCTTAGGCTATACTAAAAACATGCCGAGGTACAGCAACTATGGTTCCCTTGACAACGTTATGGTTGACGAGGGGGATGTCGCGTTTAATCGCGTAAATGCGCGGCTTCGTCCAGACCAGCTTCAGCCTGGAGAGATAGCGTACTCGTCCAATGGGCGCATGGATCTTGGTGGGGCATGGCAACCGCGCAAGGGCATCACCAACTTCGACACGGCAATTACGCTCAATACGGCTGCGCTGCGCCTACCGTTCTACCTTTACGCTGATACAACGGCCAGCTCGATTAGCCGTTCCGGTGACGACATCACCATTGTCTTTGCCACCGCGCATCCCTTTTTAACGACTACCCTAGCGCGTGTTTCGGGTATTACCGGCCTTACGCCTGACCCCAACGGGAATCGCCTCATCACGGTGGTTGATGCGACTACAATTGAAATTACGGTTGCGGGCCTTTCTGGAAGCATTGCGGGAACCGCTGTTGTGGGAGCTCCCCGCCTTGAGGATGACGCCGTAAACTCTGTTTATGGCTCATGCCTTTTTTCCGATCCAAACACGAACAACACGGAGTACATCGTCATTGCCACAACCGAGTTTGCTTACGCAATCAAGTTGTCCGATGGATCAGAAACTCCAATTGACTACCCCGCTGGCGTAAGCATTTCTGCTGACGTTGGTATGCTTCAGGCGTTCGATAAGGTTTTCATCTTCCGAGATGGGTTAACCGCACTGGAATGGAACGGGGTTCTTACCGGAACCCCTGCCTTTACCCTTGTCGAAAATGGCGGCTACACCCAACCCGCGTATTTGGATGACAGCAACAATACCGTAATTTCAGACGGTCTTGTAACCGTCACTCAGACGGCAGCACATGAGCTTTCCGTTGGGGATCGTGTTTACGTCATTGATAAGGGGTCTTCTGGGTTGGTGGAAAACGGTGCGGGATATGTCGTCGCTGAGGTTACAAGCTCAACCGTCTTTAAGTTCTTTGCTGCCGTTGATGACCTTGGGTCACATAAGGTGGTTTACAGCCGCAGGATTTCCGTGGGAACAGGGTTTAGCCACATGCCCGCCCCACCGTTTGCCATTTACCACCAGCGGCGTCTGTGGATGCCATACCTGTACACAATGGCTGGGAGCTCTGGCTCCCCAACGATTACAAGCCGTGGGATTACGGACGAGATCATTGCGTCCGACATCTTGGACACCAACACCTACGACCAAATTTACGCCAACTACCGCATCGCGTCGGGTGGCGCAGACTTCGTGGTGGCCATCCAGCCGTTCACCGAGGATAACCTTGTCATCTTCAATCGGAACACCATCCACCTTGTTCGCGGCGTCAGTGGAGACCTAGCCGCAACCGTGGTGCAGGAGATTACCCGTGAAGTGGGCTGCTTGGCCCGCAAGTCGGTTGTGCAGGTGGGCAACCAGATTCTTTTCCTTTCGGACAACGGCGTTTACGCCATGACATTTGAAGACTTATACAACCTGCGCGGTGCATCAATTCCGCTGTCCGAATCAATTAACCCGATCATCAAGCAGATTAACCCAGACTACGCCAAGAACGCCGTAGCCATCTACCACGACAACCGTTACTACCTCTCGGTTCCAATTGGTGCGTCTATAGAAAACAACGCCATTCTTGTTTACAACTTCCTGACCCAAGGCTGGGAGTCTGTTGATACGGTTGACACACCCAACTGGAATGTGCGTAACCTTATCCGTGCTGGAGCCGATTCCTTGAACAAGCTGTACGCCGTGAACTCCTTTGGAGGCATCCACGTTATTGATGACCGCGATGACGACAACGACGTGATTATCAATCAGGTGAGCTATCCGGCCACCCCGCACGACATTGTTTCCTACGTTACCACCCGGCAATACACCGCTGGGACAATGGACCGCAAGCGTTACAACTCCTTTGAGCTTCAGCTTGAAAGCTCCGAGAGTAACGAGTCTGACGCAAACATCAGCCTTGAGACAGAGAACCCGGACTCGGTTGAAGCCCTTGACTCGGTTGGCACCCTTCTGGGCGGGAAGCTGGCTGTGGCGGAAGATGCGTCGGTGCGAGGACGGTGCAACAACGTGCGCGGGTACGGAGCGCAGTTTACCATTTCGCCCACCCAGGGCAGGCCCAAGATTAGGGCACTTAAGCTAACCTCTCAGCTAACCGATCTTACGATTAGTTCTAAGCAGTAAACGTGGTAAAATACGACAATGCCAATTCTTGTAACAGGTAACACATACGCCGCTAACGATCAGGTTACATCGACCAATCTTAACGCCGCTGTTAACAGCGCGACATTCGCATCTGGTGCGGTTGATGGCGTTACCACCCAGCTTTCAAGCGGTTCCATCATTGTTAAGGACAGCGGCATTTCCCCGCAGAAGCTGGATTCCACTGCGTCTTACACGGTGGGATCTTTGACGGTTACCTCAGCAATTGACACAAGCATTATTACGGCGGATTTGCTTAAACTGGCTCCAGAAACGGGCTACACAACCTCAGGGACCATTGCCCTAAACCTTTCTGTTGCAAGCAATGCCCGCATCCTGCTAGCTGGAAACTCCACGTTTACGGTTACTGGTCAGGCTGCTGGCACGGTGAACATCTTTGCTCTTAAGAACAGCACCGGCAGCAGCATTACCATGACGTGGCCCGCTTGGCAGGCCGCTGGTGGCTCCTTTCCGGCAACGCTCACCGCTGGTCAGGCGATGGTCTTTGTCCTCTATTCCTACGGCACAAGCCTCAGCGACGTTTACGCCGTCTCATCCCTGTAATGAATGTCAGCCATAGCCGAAGCCATCAAGTTGTATGGGCCTGATTTCCCTAGAGTTCATGGGTTTTATCTGGAGCACGGGTACTGCTATTCAGAACCATCCGTCCTCGCTTTGGCCCGTCCCTGCATTCAATCTGATTACAAACGCTGGGTTGGCCCTGAAGAAGCTGACGCTTGGTGGGTTGAGTTGGTTGTTGGGCCGCTCGGTTTGGCTACGCTATACTCCCACATCCCCTTCCCGCTTCCAAAAATTGGCTGGGCACGGGAGTTCAACGGAAAGCCAACGCCACGTTTTTACAACTTCAGCAAACTAAAGACAGTCATTAACACTTTCTAAGCTATGGGTTCCCGAGTAACAATGCCTTCCGCGCCGCCTCCTCCGGCTCAAGTTGATCCCGGCCAGTCGTCGTTGGACTTCATCCGTGGCATGGCCGACCCAGAGCTTCAGGAGAAGTTGATTAGTGCCGAGCGGACGTACCGCCCGCAGTACAACCAGCTTGAGCTTGCTGACATTGACACCCTGCTTCGTGGTGGCGGAGGCCAAAGAGGTTTGCTTCAGCAACAGGAATTTGCTGCGCGAGAGATGCAGCGATATGGATCTGATCTAAACACCGCACAGCGGACGGCAGACGTTGAGGATGTTGAGCGTTTAGGCGGACGGGCTTCGCAGGCTTTCCTTGCGGCCAACCCAGACCTTGCGCGGTCATTGACCGAGGCGGAAGGTCTTCGTGGCGGCGGGATGTCGGTGGATAATGACATTCGCCGTCTGGTGTCGCAGGGTGTCCCACAGGCGCAGGCGGCACAAATTGCTCAGTCGCAGCTTGGTGGTGGCTTGCAGCAGGCTGCTTTGGGGCAGCTTGGCGGTACTGGAGCAGAGGCTCAGCTTGGTCAGCTTGCCATGGGTCAGTTCCAGCGGGGTGCTGGCGAGATGCAGCTTGGTCAGGCTGGCATGGGTCAGCTTCAGCAGGCTGGTGCTGGTGAGCAGCAGCTCACGCAGTCTGGCATGGATTTCCTTTCCCGTGGCGGAAACCTGTCCCCTACCCAGCTTCGTAATGTTGTCCAGCAGTCGCGTGTAGCCTCTCAGGCGCGTGGGCGGTTGGGCGACCAGAGCGGCATTGCGAACGAGACGGCGGCACGTCTTGCGGAGGAAATGAACCTTGAGCGTCAGAACGTGGGCCTTGGTTCCCAGCTTCTTAGCCAGGGTTTCGGCATGGGGCAACAGCGACTGGGCACAGGCGCACAGCTTCTTGGTCAGGAGTTTGGCATGGGGCAGCAGCGTGTTGGTAGAGGCGCAGAGCTCCTTGGCCAGCAGTTTGGGATGGGCCAGCAGCGTCTTGGCACAGCCAGCAACATTTACGGTCAGGATTTGGGTGCGGCTCAGGCCAATGCTGCGATGCAGCAGCAGACTGCGCTTGCCAACCAGCAGGCTGCAATGAGTGGCCGTGGCATGGACCTTCAGGGCTTGCTTGGCCTTGGACAGCTCCAGCAGTCCCAGCAGCAGGGCAATCGAGCCTACGC